AGCGCTACAAGATAAGTGGGCAAGTAATGAGCAGTTGGCCTCCTAGATGGATAACGCCGACTCCTGAAGAGGCACTAGCGATTTCTCACGGGATAAAAGCCTCTGACTTCATAGATGCTTTTGCGGTGGTCACTAAAGACTCAATAGGCGGTAAAGCGGGTGACCCTTTACGTCTGCGCGATTGGCAGCGCGAGCTACTAATACAGGCGTTTGCATCTAACGGCTCTGGCTTCAAGCACCGTGTCAACCTAGTGGGTCAGCCCCGTAAAAACGGCAAATCAGCCTTGGCGAGCGGGATTGCATTGTGGTCTTTGCTCACAGGGCCTAAAGGTGGCGAAGTCTACTCCTGCGCTGCTGACAAGGATCAGGCTCGCATTGTTTTCGGCGAAGCCAAGAAGATGCTAGAAGCTGACCCCGACCTTGCAAGCATGGCAAAGATTTATAGAGACGCTATAGAGATACCCTCAACTGGCTCTGTCTACAGAGTTTTGTCCGCAGAAGCCTTCACGAAGGAGGGCCTGTCTCCTACAATGGTTATTTTTGATGAGCTTCATGCCCAGCCTGACAGAGAGCTTTTTGACGTAATGCAACTGGCACAAGGAGCGCGAGGCGACCTTGCCACAATGTTCTGTATTACTACTGCGGGGCAGAAGTCGGACAAGTCAGGACAAGACTCTATCGCCTACGGACTCTACCAGTACGGCCAAAAGGTGGCCCGTGGTGAGGTTGTAGATCCGAGCTTCTTCATGGCATGGTGGGAAGCCGAAGCCGACGCCGACTATAAAGACCCAAAGACATGGGAAGATGCCAACCCTGGGTACGGAGACATCAATGACATCGCAGACTTCCAAAGCACCGTGCTTAGAACACCCGAAGCCGAGTTCCGTACCAAGCGCTGCAACCAATGGGTGTCGAGCAACCTAACTTGGCTGCCTTCGGGCAAGTGGGAAGAGTTAGAAGCCGAGCGTGTCATTACAGCAGACGACGAGCTTATTATCGGCTTTGACGGATCTTTCAGCGGTGACACAAGCGTCCTAGTAGGTTGCACTATTGAAAAAGACGGAACGCTGCCACACTTGTTCCTAATAAAGGCTTGGGAGAAGCAGCCAGACGACGACAACTCATGGCGAGTAAACATCACAGACGTAGAGAACGAGATAGTCAACTTCTGCCAAGCTCACCCAAAGGTGCGGGAAATAGCCTGCGACCCTTACCGCTGGCAGCGCACAATGGCCTTCTTGGAGGAAGAGCGTGGCCTGCCGATTGTAGAGTTCCCGTCTACAAGCGCAGCCCGCATGGTGAAGGCGACAGCAAGATTCTTTGACGGAGTAATGGAAGCTAAGTTCACGCAGTCAGGTGATCCACTGTTGGCACGGCATCTGGACAACTGCGCACTAAAGATAGACAACATTGGCCCCCGTATTGTCAAAGAGAACCGTAACAGCAACCGTAAGATTGACGCGGCAGTAGCTGCCGTGATTGCTTACGAAAGGGCTACCATCGGTAGAATGGAAGAAGTAGTGCCACAAGTATTTATATAGGCGGTTATGTTGGCTAACATTTTACAAGTTTCAGGCGCGGTGCTAATCTCAGTAGGCGCGGCAATCTTTTGGCTACCAGCAGGTATTATCTTTGCTGGCATTTCTTTGGTCGTATTCGGCCTCGCATTGGAGCGTAAGTAATGCTGAACAACTTCTTTGATAAGCGGTCACTGAACTACCAGACTATCTGGGGTTCGGGCGACTACGCCGATACTCAATCACTTGCTGGCGTAGCAATCAATTCTGAAAGCGCAATGACAATCAATGCTGTGTTTTCTGCGGTATCTCTGATTTCAGACACCTTGGCTACTTTGCCAATGGATGCCTTCATACGCACACAAGGCTCTCGTTACCCTCTTAGGCCACGTCCAGCGTGGGTGCTAAAGCCAGACGTAGACACAACACGCGAAGCCTTCTACGGCTCTGCTATCGTTTCCCTCTTGCTAGACGGCAACACCTTTATCCGCATCTATCGCAACGAGTCTGGGCAGGTTGTAAACCTAGTTGTCCTAAACCCTACCGATGTAATGATTAGGCGTAACGGGCTAGGCCGTGTCATGTACGAAGTACAGGGCGAAGACACCATGCTTAGCTCCGATGATGTAATCTTCATACCGGACGTAGTGCGACCAGGAAGCCTAAGAGGGCTGTCCCGCGTAGACGCCCTAAAGGAGAATTTCGGTCTTGCGAAGGCATTGGAAGCTTATGCAGCCAAGTTCTTTGGATCGGGAACTCAGACCTCTGGCATCCTAGAGGTGCCAGGCAACCTCACCGCTGAGCAAGCAAAGGATATGCAAAACGCCTTTGACTCTCGCCACCGAGGATGGTCAAAAGCACACAAGACCGCGATTGTTACTGGCGGGGCGCAGTACAAGGCAACCAACGTGCCAAACGATCAAGCTCAGTTCCTAGACAGCCGCAGGATGGCAGTAGAGGACGTTGCAAGAGCGTTTAACATTCCGCCGCACCTTCTGGGGCTACCAGGCACTAACACCTACGCTTCAGTCGAGCAGAACAACATTGCCTTTGTTACTCACACGCTAAGGCCTATTGCTCAAAAGATAGAAGGCGCACTGTCAAGCCTGCTCTCGCAAGAGACAGGGCTAGAGGCTGCCTTTGTAAAAATAAGCCTAGATGGGCTGCTACGCGCAGACATGAACTCTCGCACTCAGTCGTACAGCACACTGTTGCAGGCTGGCGTCTACTCGATCAACGACGTAAGAGCACTTGAAGATTTGAGTCCTATTGACCTGCCTTCTGCTGACACCGTAAGGGTGCCACTTGCCAATGTAAACCTAGACGCCGCTGACCTGAGCGTAATGAACCAAAAGGTAGAGATGGCTCAGCAGCTTATACAGATTGGCTTTGAGCCTAGCGATGTCTTGGCAAAGCTTGGACTGCCTGCAATCACACACTCTGGTAAAGATTCAGTCCAGCTACAACAGGAGGAATCCGCATGATTGAGCCTGCAACTTACAACATAGAGGCGTACCAAGGTGCAACCTATACGCTAAACATGACCTACAAGATTGACAATGTAGTGGTTGATTTATCTGGCTACACCGCTGCAATGCAGGTTAGGGTGTCTCCTGGCTCGGTAGCAACCATCCTAAGCCTAGAATCAGGCGCAGAGATAACTCTTGGCGGAGCAGCAGGCACTATTGCCGTAGAGGTGTCGGCTACGGTCATGGCAGCAGTTACGGCAGGTAACTACCAGTATGACTTCGACCTCAACTCAGGTGGGCAAGTCACAAGGCTTATTCGAGGCAAGTTCACGGTTGTTGCAGAAATAACGAAGTAATGCCTGTAGTAAAACTTGAGATTCAGGAAACTAAGTCTACGGTCTTAGTTGCAAAGGCTCAAGCCTCAGTTACTATAACCAAGCAACCAATCACACTAACTGTAAACCAGTCTGGTATCACCCTTGATGCCGTTCAGTCAGCCGCAAGCGTTGTCATACAAAAAGCCAACGTCGCACTTGGTATCACAAATTCAGTCAACACAATCACATTAGGCAATAGCGGCCCGCAAGGCATACAAGGCATACAGGGCGAAACTGGGCCATCTGGAATTACAAGCTCAAAGGGTATTGCGACATTAGACTTTGGCAATGGCAGCTTGACCGCCGAGACAGTAGTTACTGGGTATTCAGAGATAACAGCAGACTCGGTTGTCATGGCTTTTATGAGAATCACTGCAACACCCGAACACCTGACAGACGACTTGCTTGTTGACCCAATTCGGCTGGCGGTCAAAGACCTAATTGCAGGAGTGGGCTTTACAATCTACGGCGAGATGGACAACGCTAGAGCGAATGGCACATACAAGATAAACTGGATAATAAGGTAAGGACTTAAAATGGCAGTAGAGATTAAAGGTGGACAATCTTCCGACTTGGCTTCGGTTGACGCGGTAGCCAAGGCCCTAAGAGTAACTAACTACGGCAGCGATGGAGTCGAGGGTCATGGGTTTCACCCTGTGCCAGAGGCTCTCGCAACTTCGGAGGTTGAAGTACTTGGTAACGACGTCATTGGTTCGTTAAATGTCTCTGAATACCGCTCTATTTCTGTACAGCTAAAAGGTACCTTCTCTGCAACAGTCAGCTTTCAAGGATCTAACGACAACAGCAACTTCTATAACATAGTATCTCAGGACACAGGCTCACTAACGACTCCTTACGTATTGACTGGCTCAGCGCCCGGCTTGTTCAAAATCCCAGTTATCTACAAGTACTTCAGAGCAAGAGTTACTGCTTACACTTCTGGCGGGGTTAACGCCACTGCGTTTGGTCACAAAGACAGCACAAGCCTTGCCGCTGTAGGTCAAATAGGAACTGTAACTTTAGCTGCGGAAACTAGCAAAGTTATTGGAACCGTAAATGTAGCTACATCGCCAACAGCCAGCACAGGCACTATTAACGCAGCAGACACGGCTTTACCCGCACCAGCAAATGACGGAGTTATGGTGTCAGGCACGCCTAGCGTGGGGTCAACCGTTACGCTAAGCCTCTCCGCAGAGGATTCTGCATGGGCACTTGACATAACAGGCACCCTTGGCGGGGCAACCTTTTATTTTGAAGCGTCTGCAAGCTCTACCAATGGAGTAGATGGTAACTGGGTTTCTCTAAACGGCAGAAAAACAGGTGTTCTCAATTCGGTAATAGAGTCAAACGCTACAACCGAAGGTTTCTACAGAGGAACCTTGACTGCCATGAGCTACTTCAGGGTAAGGGCCGTAGGCGGAGTAGGTATAACAGCGGTAGTCAATATAAGAGTTGGACACGGAACATCTTTAGTGTTTCTTGCCGCTTCTTTACCAGAGGGCCTCAATACAATCGGCAGTGTTGACAATGTAGAGAAGCTTGGTGGACAAACTGTAGCAATGGGCGGTGGAGTAGTTACTGCTGGAACTCAGCGCGTGACTGTCGCAACTGACACACCCGTTGTGCTAGGTGCAGGTACAGATGCCATTGGTTCGGTATCGGTAAGCAACTTGCCTGTTACTCAGCCAATTAGCGGAGGCGTATCTATAGTCGGCGCAACGTCATTGTCGCCATTCTATGCAATAGGCGCAACAGGTACTAACGAAACAAGCGTTAGCGCGACAGGGTCGGTTCTAAGATCTATAGTTTTTACTAACCTTGCCGCAACCCCTAGGCACCTCAAACTGTACGACATTGCAACAACGCCAGTCGCAGGAGCGGGGACTCCTGTTCTTGTTTGTAGCATGGCTGCGGCAGGGACGCTTGCGTTTCCTTTGCCAGTCGAAGGCTTCCCCTTCTCTAACGGCATTGGTTACACAATGGTTCTAGGCGCAGCTAACAACTCGACATCACCAGCTACGACTGCGCCCGACTTTACAGTTTCAATGATTTATTCTGCATAAAACTAGAAGGAGACACACATGGCACTTATTAGCGGCAGTAACGGAGTACCACGCTCAGACATCAAAAAGCCTGCACCTATCAAGGTTGCACCTACGCCACCAGCGGTAGTCGTAGAAGAAGTAAAGCCTGTCCAGGCGACCAAAGTGGTAAACTCAAAGAAGAAGAAAAACTAGGAGACGCACAGTGTCTAAAATGGAACAACGTGTAAATGTTGCAGGCTTTGAAATAAGAGAAGAGAGCGACGGTATGCACTTTACCGGTTACGCTGCTCTATTCGATAGCCCTTCCGAGCCACTACCTTTCACCGAGAGGATTGCTAAGGGCGCTTTCAAGCGCTCACTACGCTCCCGTAACGACATAAAGTTTTTGTGGAACCACGACTCAGGCGAGATACTAGGGTCTACCCGCGCTCGCACCATGACACTCAGCGAAGACGATCGTGGACTAAGGGTAGAAGGTATGCTACCTAACACCAGCCGAGGACGTGATGTTGCAGAGCTTTTGAAGCGTGGGGATGTAGATGCAATGAGCTTTGGCTTTAGTGTCCCCCAAGGTGGGGACACTTGGTCTAGCGATGGCTCAGAGCGCACACTTCGGTCAGTCAGGCTACATGAAGTTTCGGTAGTTGCGTGGCCCGCTTACACGGCAACCGCTGGAACCGTTTCAGTACGCAAGTTTGAAGAGACTGCTAAGCGTGCAGACGTAAATGCCGAGGCCTTGGCAGATGCTCTAGGCAAAATCGAAGATGGCTTGAACATTACAACAGACGAACAAGAGATGCTAAGCAGGGTCATTTCTACCTTGGCACCAGAAGTTGTAAAAGAGGCAGTGGACGAAGTAGAAGTAGAATTAGAAGCAGAGCAGGTGCCCGCTGGAGACTTGGCGATGCTTGCACTAAAGAAACTCAAGCTACAGCTATTGGATAGGAAGTAACATGGCAACCAAAGAGCAAATCAAAAAGGCAATCCTAGAGGTTGCTGGCAATCCTGAGTCTGGCACTGTGTTCCTTTTAGCGGACAAGTGGGCAGATGCAATAGTTGGTCTAGACACGATCGATCGTGACGGCGAGGTCGTAGAGACTGCCAAATTCCAGAGGCCAGCAAAAGAAACCCGCGCAGCAAAGGCTGAAGAAACCGAGTAGTTTATAGGTCTTCAGGCGGGTACCCCCAGAGCTTTCCCCCTTCTCTCTGGGGGTTTCCTTTACCCTGTGGGAAACATCTACTAAAATTAAAACTATCGGATGTGAGTTAGCTCTACCGTATTCGGCCAGCGTCAACGCGGCTGTCCACCTAATCACTTACTAAGGAGACTAAAATGTCTGAGTTTATTACATCTCAGCAAGAACTCCGCAACAACCTCATTACACAGG